CACGCAAATAAGAAATAAAGCACATTTGCAAACAACGAGGTGCGTTAGTTCAGCTGGTTAGAATACATGCCTGTCACGCATGGGGTCACGGGTTCGAGTCCCGTACGCACCGCAAAAGAAAAAGGGATTGATTTTCATACAATTATGAAGTCAATCCCTTTCCTTTTTGCAAAAAAACAAGCGATAATCATCAGAAAACTATTGCATCTGCGCACATTTTTGCACAACTTTGCACAATCTTGAACAAATAAACCTGCAAAAAACCTGCAAGAAATGGCTACGACCAAACTATACCTTGATACGAGAGCGGTACGTTGTGGGGGTGTCGCCCCGGTGAAACTATCTATCACGCACAAAGGAGAAACCTCGTTGTTGAGCTTGAACATATCCATTCTTCCATCTCAATGGGATAAAAAACACGGAAAAATCATCGGCCACCCCAACAAACGTATAATAGAAAGTTTTCTCTTGCGTAGGAAACTTGATGCCGACGCAATTATAATAAAACTTATGGAAACTGGCGAAATAGGAAAGATGCGAGCAAAAGATATAAAAGACTATATCGCCAACTATTTTACACCCAACTACATTATTATAAACAAGGATGATTTATTCGCGGCAAGATTTAGAAAATCGATGCGGAATAAAAAAAAGGAAAACACACGATTGATATATGAACAGACGTACCGGAGAATGCTCGCATATGACAGCTCGCTCGAAAATTTATCATTCAATGATATAAATAAGGATTGGCTTTCCGGATTTGATGATTTTATGGCAAAGACTTCTCCCTCTCGAAATGCACGTAATATACATCTGAGGAATATTCGTGCGGTTTTTAATGAAGCCATTGACGATGAAATTACAACTGCATACCCTTTCCGACGCTTCAAAATAAAGGCGGAAGCAACAGCCAAGCGTTCCTTAACCGTCGAACAACTTCGCTGTTTCTTTGCCGCAGACGTTGAGCCACATCTCGTAAAGTATCTGGATATGTTCAAACTTACATTCTTCCTGATTGGAATCAACACCATTGATTTATGTCACCTAACAGAAATAAGGGATGGCAGGATAGAGTATAATCGAGCAAAGACCGGTCGTTTGTATTCAATTAAGGTGGAGCCGGAAGCGGCTGAAATAATAAACAAATATAGAGGGGAAAAGTTTCTGCTTGATATGCTCGACCGCTACACAAATTATCGAGCGTATTCAAAACGGCTTAATTCCATGCTCAAACATGTAGGCGATTACACACTTACTAAGAACAGGAGAAAGGTATTCAAGCCCATGTTTCCCGGAATCACAACTTATTGGGCAAGACACTCATGGGCTACAATTGCCTCCAGCTTAGACATTCCAAAAGAAACTATCGCAGCTGCGCTCGGACACGGAGGAAACACTGTGACAGACATCTATATTGACTTTGACCGTAATAAAATAGATGAGGCAAACCGAAGAGTGATTAATTGGGTTTTATACAAAAAACAGTCTACATCCTGCTAAAATCATTAAGGATTGCCTGTAATGTTCGGTTGCTAAGACCTGTTTTCTCACGAAGTCTGTCATAAAAATATGACTTGGCTACATATGGTGCTATGTGGCCGAGTTCAGTACGAATTGTATTATACATCTGCCACACTTCGCGGTCACGAAGGCTTGTAGCATATCTTCGTACAGTCTTTTTCCCGTCCCCTGACTTTATGTTTTCCAAATTATTCGTATATTTGCATGTCCAACAAATATCTACAAAATGCTACAATATCCTGTTGAGAGCCATATAGCCCCCGACATGGGATGTTGTAGCACAAATCATTAAGTTGGACGCTTAATTAGAATGTCGGGGGCCTTTTTATCCCCCTACACAGCTAACGCAGAAATGCTCTGTAAATCAGGAAGAGCAAAAGGATGATAAGTAAAAAAGAGGACCAGCCACCCACTTCCATTTTGAATTTCTCCCACTTGTTCAGCTCTCGTTCCACGGGATAAGGCTCCGCTTTCTTCTCCAAGTAGGCACGGTTTAGCATCTCATATTCGCGCTCTAACTTGTTATATTCTGTCTCCAGCGTGGTGTACTTTTCCGTGTCTCGAACGGTTGCAGTATTCCTCTCGCGGTCTGTTCGGACCACACGTCCCGCGCTGTCCACCACCTCGCGCACATATTCATATATTATTACTGAATCTCTGCGGATGATGGAATCTTGGCGGTCGTCCCGGCTTTCGATGCGCACCGTGTCACGCACCACGCGGACTATACTGTCCGTGCGCACCGTTTCAACAGGTACATAGCGCGTGCTTCGGCATGAAGAGAGCGCGGCAAGCAGCAAGAGAACAAGTATCAATGCCACGATTAACGGACCTGCATTCGGCTTACGAATTGTGAAGCGTCCCATATTGAATTGAGTTTATTCGTCTTAGCCACCCCTTTTGGAACTTCTTCTGCGAGGGTTTGGCCTTAACGAGATTGTTAATAAACTGCGTGCGCATGGCGTGCAGCTCCTTGAAGAGTTTCTTAGGCTCGCGCGCGTTGAGTGCGGCAATCGTCTTGGAACCGACGATGCCGTCCGCCTTCACGCCGAGCAGCGCCTGCGGCTTCTTGATGCCGTGCGCACCGCTTGTCCAAACCCAATCCACGAGGAGGTTGGCGAGGCTTTGGTCCTTGATTTCGTCGGCTTTCCATCTGTCCCAGTACATTGACTTGAATATCTCCATCCATTGTTCAGTGGTCATGCCGCGGAGCGTCTGTACGTTTCCGGGAATTCCTTTTTTCTTGCAGTAAGTCTGCCACGTGGCGATTGTCACGCCTTTGTTTGTCGCGCCGCCCCGGTCGCCGGGCACATCCGCGAACCCGCCCTCCCACGAGAGGATGAACGGCACGAGTTGTCTGTAATCAGCCATAGTTCTTTTTGTTTAACATGAAAATTAAAGGGGTAAGCTAAAGTGGTAAGCTAAGGGGGTAACTTCCGGTCTAAGGGGGTAAGCTAAGGGGGTAACTTCCCCTCCCATCCTACGAGGTAACTTCCTCCGTGAGGATGCGGCGCGGCGAGCTCCCGTAGAAGAGCAGCAGCGACCCGTCAGCCAAGGAACGCACCAACAGCCCCTCGCGGATGGTCCAAGTACCGTTGTCGGCTTTCGTCTCGTAAGGCTCGCCTACGGACGGGGCCGAGTAGTACTTGTACGTAGGCTCTTGCCCGACTTGCGGAAAACCGTCCACCACGCGCCACAGGAACTTTCGGCGCGCCGTGCTGTACACGATGGAAGCCTTCGCCTGCTGACTCGGAGAAATGGATACTATCTCCTCCTTCACCTCGCCCACTACGTCGGCCACGGTTGCCGCTTGCAGCACGGAGGCGGGAGAGGACGAAGCGGCCACCATCGCGTCGAGATTCTCCTTGTCGTCCCGCGACATGAGGCCCGCGGCGGCGGTGGTGGCGAGCGGCAGCGTCACCGCACCGTTGAACTTGTCGGAGAAGAAGCCGAGGTCAAGGGAGCGGGTGGCGGTTTCGTAGTGCAGCTGAGTGGGCCAGCACCAATAGAATCCCGTATTATAGAACGTATCTATTTGCGTGCGTTGGTCGTTGGTAAAGTAGAGGTGGCGCATCTTGGGATTTCCGTCCCACAGGAGCAGCTGTATGGTCTTATTGGAGCCGACCTGTTGCAATATAAGACCGGATTTCCGGGATGCGGAGACAGTGTAGCGAATGAGCGATACTGAATTGTCTCCGCTGACGGCGGGCTGCATGGCTGCCTTTTCCGCCGCGCCACTCGTGGCGAAGTCGCCGAGTTCAAGGACCTGCCGGGAGAGGCGGACGGAAAGGACCTTGTCGTCCCGCGACATGAGGCCCGCGGCGGAAACGGTGGCCGTGCCGGGGGTCACGACGGAATCAGTGCGTCCGGCCACAGTTACGGTAAGCGTGCCGTCGTCTGCGGCGACGAGGGCCACGCTGCGCAACTTGGGTTGCATCTGTTGGTGATATCGGGAGAGGGAGAGGAGGACGTAGGCCGAGCCGGTCCATTCCACCATGACGGGGGCGCCGCTTGTCACGTCGCGCAGCGTGAGGCCACGGAGGTAGCACAGGTCGAGGTCGGCGGAAGTGACTGGCTCGCTGCCTCCGTAGGAGAGGGCCGCCCGCACATCGTCCGCCGTGGACGCGGTGGTCAGTTTGAAGAGTGTGTTGCCGTTTATCTTCTTCGCGCTTATCCGCTCCATCGCGGCGAGGCGGTCCGCGTCGGTGGCGGAGAGTAGCCCCGGTGCGTCGGAGGTAGCAGTGGGGATGAACGGCTCCCACGGAGACCAGGCGCCGTTGGGGACGAGCTCCGTTTGCGGGCTGCGCAGCCCCCATGCGCGGCGGTAGGCGAACACGCGGTGGTCCATGTGCGCCTGACCGAACGTGCCATCCTCCGAGAGCAGGAAGTTGGAGACGACGACCTGCGTAACCTGGTGGTACATCGAATCCGTGAACATCAGGACGCGCCCCACTGGCACGTTCCCGTTCGGGTAATCCGCGAGCAGCGCCCATTCGCCGGTGAGCGCGTCGAGGGCGGCGGCATCCTTGATGTCCACGCCGGAGAGCATCGTGTCCAGCCCGGAAACGCTGACCGTTCGGGCTACTTCTGATATAGCAGAATCTATCTGTTCACCCGTGTGTATTGATTGGTAATCTTCCATATACTAATAATTTTTAACTTGTCTCAATTCCACAATCCGTTTTTCAATAGTACGTAAACGAGAATAACGGACACTTTCTCCAACCTCAAAGACCGGGCTATCCCACGGATAATCAAGATTTAATTCATATCCAATAATTCGGCTATCCCTTCCTGTCTCAGGGAAATATGCAGGACATAGGAGCTTTACACGGTCTCCTTCTCTAAACCCTGCATTAATTGATTCCATATCAATTAATCCATCTTGATTTGGAATAAAACGAATACCCTTATAAGCAAGTAATCGCAACTTTTCTGATGTGATAAGACCTCCTAACTGGCGTCTAATGCAAAAATCGCTCATAAGTGTACAGGAATATACACCATCATCTGTTACCAAACGAGAAGCCTCAGCAGTAGCAGATTCAAATAGTTCTTGCTCCGCTGCCCCAACGAGGTCCACATCAACGATAGCAGAAGAATCAAAGCCTGTAAGAATAAACGGGTCTCCATCTAACGGATGGGACATAGCATCAGGTAGTTTGCGGCCATAATCTGAATTAGGCATGATTTTGAAAATTTGCGCGGATTCGTCCCATGTTCCATCCGCATTCTTTTCAGGCTTACCGTCTGGATTAAATTGCACTTCAAACGACAACCCTGCGAGCAAAGCACCCTCCTCAAACTTAATACACAGCTTATCCTCTTTAATACAATAGTCCTCCGAAAAGAAGAACTCTGTACCAACACCTTTCTTGAATCTGACATAATACACAGGAACATAAATTATACTACTTGTACCATCTGCATAATCTATAACGGTCTTTCCTGCCTCATCGTTCTCCTCTATTCTCACAATCTCTATTTGTTGGCCTCTCATTCTTGGATAAATGCCATCCATAATAATTGCATCTTCTACTGCTGTCGCATCGGTAACCTCTACCCCATAGCGCGGAACATCTATGTACGGCAGATGGTCATCAGGAAGAAGAAGCCGTGCTTCCTGACCTGCTATCTGCATGGGTATCGTTTGAGAAGCCGAAAAATAACTCATCGGCATATGACGATTCGCTCCACTGGAAATAGTAAACTTTCTACCAATGTACGAATCCGGATTTGAATCGGGAGGAACGATGAAAGTTAATTCTTTTCCTCGAACTTCATGTGCAGGCTGCAACATTGCATTCACCAATGCTTCTGTATCATCCCAAATACCATCTTCCCAAACAATAGTAGCCCCGTTTTTGATTATGCTTTCTTCTACGACCTCTCCGGAATACATCTCACTTCTTATCTCTACAGATAAGGTAAGAAGTGTATATACGTTCTGAGCATCCGTATTAAAAAGACCTAATTGGGGATAAACAAACACCTGTAGTTCTCCTGGTGGTAATTCACCGCTCATTTCTTTTCTCCCACCTCCGTTTTTCAATTCCTCAGAATCATATGTTATCTCAATAAAGCTATCGCTCACGCCACTCTTTCCTATATATACCGTCATGCCGTCTCCATCTTCTATGGGTTGTTTATGGGTTCCTCCCCCTCCCAAAGACGGTAAGCCATTATCTAAAGGACCTACAAAAACCTCCAATTTCATTCCAGTAAGCACCATAGTATACCGTCCGCCTCGAATGACATTAACAGGTCGCTTGTAATAACGTCTGGGGATGTTCCAATGAACAGTTTCCCCTTGGTCAAGAGCGTCTCTTATCGCTGTTACATTTTCCCAACTAAAGGAATGCTTCTCCGTTTTTCTTCCTGAGAAATAGTCTGCACGCAAAGGCTTATCTGTAAGGATTGCTATACAACCCTCACGACCGGTCGAAGAGACGTACTCAGTATCGATACGGGCATCAGTTACCGTAAACACTGCCTTCTTTCGATATGTGCTTGGGATATTGCGAGTACCTCCCAATGGGTATATACGATTTACATATCTTACCGAGCCTTGGCCGCGTGTCATATTCTCAACTGTGGAATAAAGCTCAAATTTTGGCATTTCCTCCACATTTTCCAACTCTCGCTCACATTTACCAATCTTCAATGTATTGCCATCGAACCACCATTCACAATCCCAAGACTTAGCTATCTCATCAAGTGATGACAATAAATCAGTCTTGGAATAATTAATGAGTTTCATCTCTCCGGTTTTAACATAAAATGGGTCTATCTGTACATTCCAGTCCGTCATCTCCGGAATACCGTCATCTCCTATCTTCTCGATAAAACGTAGACCTGTAGCATGTGCATTTAACAAAATTATAGCAACATGCTTTTCTATCGTGTCAGTCAAAGACCATTCAACCTCTCCACGATAGAAAGTATTCCCATCCTCCATAAGATAGCATAACATCATGAGACGATTTTTCCAAAGCCTATATTGGGCCTCCATCGTTATTTCGTAATCATATCCTCCTGTAGATACGTTGCATGATGGGTAGCAGCTCTCTGTCAATTCGAATACTCCGAAACGCTCATCAACCGCAATAGTTCCAATATTAAATGGCACCGGGTTATCGAGTGACATCTTAAGAACGATGCAATCCTCTTGCATGAGAGAGAAGCGCCGCTTAGAACCTTCAAAAATAGGATGTGCGCCATCAGGATTAGACACAAAATTTCCTGAAAGTAAAGGTTCCGCTCTCCATCCGGCAGGAGATGACAAATCAGGAATTTTCTTATATAATCGTATCATCGTTTATTTCCTGTTACTGGGGTCAGGTTCAATAAGATTCAAAGAGAATTTGGCAATCCCGCATCGAAGCTCAGCGAATTGGGTACAGGACTTATATATGAATCTGAAAATCATACCCGGAAGTATCTTTATCCTTAATTCGAGACGACCTTTCATAAGCTCCTCGCAGAATGACTTATAGCGAGAAATGAAAATCTCAGGAGTAGAGGCGGTCAAATTGAAAGGCAGGTCCACTGTACGCTCTTTCCATCTATTAAGATTGTCAATGTAACGTATTCCGTTCTCCATGCGGGAAGAGTTCTGAATATAGTCTTTCTTTCCAGCTGGAGTAAGAAGTGCAGCAATAGCGCCCTCTGAAAGAGTTATGCCCCACGTGCTGTAAGCATCTTTCCCATTGATAGAAAAATCTCCTTTCATAATTTACTCTTTATATTCGCATCAATGCTATCCAATCGTACTGTTATTATATCAAGAATACTCTCATTCAATTCTTGAATAGAACCAAGCCGGTTTGCACTTATCTGCATAATCATTGCTATCTCATTGAGCAATCTGCTATTCTCATCCATTATTGGAGAGAATGAGCGCAACATTTCCAGCATAGATATGGATGAATTAAGGATGCCTTGATTGGAAACTTGAATCGCAGCAAAGCGACCGTTCAACTCATCAGCACTATCCTGAGACATTCCTGAATACCCCCTTGTTCTTCCTGAAGAAGAGGAAGAAGATGTTTTTTGAAAAGCTAAAGCGTCATCCAATTCCGAGACTGTATTCCTAACCTCTTCGGCAATATTAGCATATCGCGCTCTTAATTCTTCTACCTCTGTCGAAGTATATCCATCTTCTCCATATCTTGCGAAATCCTTATAAAGAGCCTCCAGCCTTTCACGGTATAATTCTCCTACAACATTACTTAACACCGCATTACGCAAGTATTCTTCAAAGTTTTCCGTCAAGTCTCGAAATGAGGAATCCATATCAGAGACCAAAGAGAGGAAGTTGTCATAAAAGCTATCGAAGCTCGTTCCGGTCATCTGTTCCATCCATGCCTCTTCCGCCTGCTTGATTGATTCCTCTGCGTCAATGATTCCTTGTAGATACCCGCGTGTCTCCTGCTCCAATTTAGCCCAAAAAGCCGGAGCATCTTCTTTCAATTTTTGAAGCTGTTCACCAGTAAGGTCGAATATACGGGATAAGTCTGAGGCCACGTCAAATCCCGCAACACGGCTCGCTTCTCGCTTTACTTCATCTGTCATTCCTTTCAAAGTGCGCACGCCGTGGCTATGACTGCCAGCACTTGCTCCTGATGCAAGCCATGCCTTACCAAGTTCTCTATTAGCCGATATTATATTCTTCGCAATCCTCTCGGCCTCTTCAGCGGCTTTGATTATTTCATTTCCATAGCTCTCGCTTATATACTCTTTCTTTTTTTCTAAAAGTTCATTCCATAGTTCTATTAGCCCCTCATATTGTTCCTTTAAGCGGTTATACTCATCGTAATCCGCATTCAGACCGAAAATAGCTCCAACTGTCTCAACCATACCTGTAATACCGGTCACGAGACCATCTATCATCTGTATGCCGCCCGCTATCGGATTGGTGATGAACGTCTGCATTCCCTGCGAGAACTTATTCATACCGTCAAGCGTCTTTCCTATTCCCGCGCTTACATCCTCCGGGAGCTTGATTCCAAGGGTATCCATGAGAGACATAGCAGAAGTTCCTGCTTCGGCCATATTGTCTATGGCTCCGGATATTGAGCGTATACTCTTTTCCTGCTCTTCACTGAAAAATCCACCTGAAAGCAAGCTCCATTTTTCTTTCTTCTTGTTGTTTTCGTCAAGAAGTTCACCAAGTTTACGCGTTACAGTAACAAGCTTACCCTCTGCATCTATCTGACTGAAAGTAATATCAAGATTCCGTAATCTAATCCTTTCTTCCGCGTCGGCCTGTTCATAAGCATCTATGGCAAGCATTGGCGTATTGACATAAGCGTACTGACCGGTTTCTTTACCCTCTTCATCTTTCACCGATATCTTTTTCCTCGTGTTCACTACCTGTGAAGAAAGAGCGGATGCTTCCAACTTGGCATTACGAAATGAGTTGATAAGAGACTGGAATGGATTACGGCTTGCAAGTTGAATATCTATATTCCGAATAGCGTCAGCAACTTCACGGATTGCATCAGGCTTCAGTTCTTTCTCAGTATCAAGGTATCGTTTGAGCTGTTCCCTCATGATACGAAGAGCGGATTCGGATGAAGTGGAGAGGTCGCCGAACACCTTTTCCCAATTAATGCTTTTTTTAAGTTCAGATAGACTGATACCTTGAAGTTCTTCCTGCATCTGTCTGCGGAGTAACTTTCTTTCCCCTTCTGTAAGCCCATCCTTGGCTATCCTTGCTTTATAATCAGCTATGATGGCCGCCCGTTTCTGCGCATATGTTCCATACGTCTTGGCTAATTCGTTTAACGCTTCAATATTTCGACGGGCTTCATCACGGCGCACTTCGGCCTCTTGTTTGTCGCGCAGTTGCTTTATAAGCTGCTCCTGCTGATTAAAAGCCTCGCGCAACGCACCGTTTTCGGCCAGCACCTGCTCCCTGTACGATTCGAGTGTGCGCCGTCCGCCATCCGTCTGCGCCCAGTCTTGCTCTTTCCGGTCCTTACCACCCTCCAACCATATCTTTTTGTCACGTTCCTGCAAAGCCTTTGCAATCTCCGTAAGTTGGTCATCAAGTTCATCAAGTTCACGCTGTGCGTTCTTACGGATTTCAGCTATCTCACGGCCTGTTCCCTCAGCCATAAGTTCAATTCGGTTATCCGTGATACTTTCTTGCAGACGTTCTTCCAGTTGCCTTACCTGTTCGGCGTATGCCTGCGCAAGCTGCCCTTGCTTGTAGGCGGCTTCCCTTGGGTCGAACGTGCTTGACCGTCCAGTCTTTTTTCTCTTTTCTGTGGCTGATTCTGTGATAGCCTTGTCTATTTCTCCAGCCAACAAAGCATATTGTGCCGCACGCTCCGCCAAAAGCTGAGTGGAATACGGCCTTCTATTTTCCTTATTCTTTCCATCTCCAAGTTTCATTTCTGATAAGCCCCTGTTCATGGCCGTTTGCAGGAGAGAAGCCCAGTGCGCGGCCAGTTTCTTCGCTTCTCCCAAATTACCTCCCGCTGCGCCCTTGCTTCCTGTCATGCCGAGCTGCTGACGCATCCACTCCGGAACCTTGGCGGTGCTTACGGTGAGGGTGAAGTTTATGTTGTTTTCCGCATACTTGGCAAGCAGGTCGTTTATGGCGCTTCCGAGGTGCGCCACGTCTTTCTTCAAGAGCCGCGCACGGTTGGCAGCGGTCTCTTGGTTGGCGGTGAGGGCGGCGGTCTCCTGGTTGAGGCGGTTCTCCGCGTCGCGGGCGTTGTCGATGGTGGAGATGGAGGTGTCATAGGTATTGCGGGCTCTTATCAATTCGATTGCTTGTTTAACAAGCTCATCCCGCAGCTTGGAGATAGATTCCTCGGATTCTCCATTTGCCTTTGCGGCCCTCAATGTAGGTTCAATAGCCTTTTCTACAATATTCAAATAAGCCGCATAAGCCGCACGGCCTTTCTCTAATGCCTCCGGGGTCTTATTTTCCATCCAATCACGATAAGTATCCGCCGTAGCCTTTGTCGCCTCGCGCAACTCATCCATATTGGCTATGAGGTTGGTTATACCGGTTCCGGCATATAAATTGGAATTGCCCACTTCCCCGTCTATTGCATCGGCTATCTCCCCTTGTATCCTCTCTATCTCCTTTTGATACGTTTCGGATGCCGCCGCCTTTTGGTTGGCGTATAGCCGCTCTATGCCCTCCTGCTTGATGAGGCCGATGAGGGTCTTGCGGTTTTCGTTCACCTCGCGGAGCAGGCCATTCTCCTCTTTTATCTTAATTCCATAGTCTCCGTATATTTTCACAAGCTCATCCATCGCATCGCGGTACATCTTGGATTCCGTGCTTGCCGAATTGACGATGGAGAGCAGATTTTCCACATCGTTGATGGACTTGGCCGCCTCCTCTCCGAAACGTTTCGTGGCTTCGGATGCCTCTTCTGCCGAAGATTTAAAACTGTAGAACAAGCCTACGATGGTGGTCAGCGCGGTGGCTATCATGCCGAGGGGGTTGGTCATGAACGCCACTTTGAGAGCATTCCATGCGTTCTTGGCCGATACCACCGCGGCGTTCCACAGGAGCTGCGCCGTGGTGGCGGCCTTGCTCCACAGGGCGTGCGCCTTTTGCGCCACCGTGCCTGCCACGATGGAGGCGGTGTTGCCCCGCCGCACGGTGGTATTGGTGGCCGTGGCGGCGGTGTTGGTGGCTTCCGCCTCCGTGCTTGCGTTGGTCTGCAAGGCGTTCATCTCGGCTTGCACTGTATTGAGCCGCTTCTCTGCGGAGTTAAGAGCAGTTGCGGCAGCGTTCTCGCGTTCCGCGGCGGTTTCTACATCCTTAGCTGCGGCAAGCTGTTCCGAAAGGGCCTTATTGTATTCAGCATACCCCTCCAAGTTGTCTGCGTCCTCGTATTCGGAGACTTCCCGCATGGCTTCCATGTATTCCCTCGCACTCCTTACACGTTCATCAGCCCATTCTTTCCGTTTCCGAGCATTGTCGAGTTCGGACGCAGCATCAATATGACGTTGGTCGGCTATGTCGAGTTCGGCCATAGCGTTTCGCAGCATGGCTTCCTGCTCTGCTTTGAGCGTTTCAATAAACTCCAGTTGCTTACGTTTCTTTTCGTCGAGTGCCTGTATCTCGGAGTTTCCACCGGTGACCGACGGGGATATTTGTTCGCTTGCCACGGAAGGAGATTTGCCTTTTGACGCCTCCAACGCCCGTTTCCGCGCACTTATCTCCTGCTCTATGAGGTTTATCTCCTTTTGCTTTGCCTCTATGGCCGCATTTGTAGCCTCAATCTTTTCTGTGGACTCGCGGATGGTCTGCTCTGCTTCCAACCT